GATGGTGGACAATGCAAGCGAAAGCACGTTAAGCACGTGCGATATTACTCTGCATATTCTTACGAGTAGCAATAACGTGATTCGCCAGATTCGATTCGTAGAAGCATTTCCTGTCTCGATTGGAGCAATTGATTTTCATACTCAAAACACTGACGTGGAATACGTCGTGGCAGATGCATCATTTCAGTATTCACATTTTTACTTTTTGAAATAATATAGATACTCTACAGTCCAACCTACATTATGATTAACATTGAGGAAATCCACGAAATGTGGAAAAAAGATTCTGTCATTGATGATATGAATCTAGACGACGCATCAAAGCAGAATGCGCGTTTACATGCTAAGTATCTAGAACTGCTATCAACTACAAAGCTTAAGCTTAAGAAGCTGGAGCTTGATCAGAAGATTTTGCTGCGTGATAAGTGGCTACACTTCAACGGCAAACTTGACAAGGAAGCTATTGAGAAGTATGGCTGGCCTTACGACCCATTTAATGGTTTGAAGATTATGAAGTCTGATATGGACTACTACTTCAATTCTGATCCTGAATTACAGAAATCAGAGGCGCAGGTAGTTTATTTCAAGACATTGGTAGAAACACTGCAAGAAATTCTTGATTCGGTTAAGTGGCGTCATCAGACGATCAAGAATATGATTGAGTGGAAGAAGTTTACCTCTGGTGTCTGAGATAATCAAAGTCAAAAAGAAGAACGAGGTTTACATTCAGATCGAGTGTGAACCATCAGTAGCATATGAGCTATCTGACTTCTTTACTTTCTTTGTCCCGGGTTACAAATTCATGCCCGCTTTCAAGAATAAGCTTTGGGATGGCAAGATCCGCTTATTCGATACGCGACTCAAGACATTGTACGGTGGCTTACTTGAGTATCTTCATGAGTTCGCAGAAACGCGCGGCGCAGAGATTGAGTATGTGGATGATGCATACTATGGCCGACCAGACTCGCAAGCGTACCTAGATCTGGATGCTGTTACTGCATTTGCAGAGTCGCTGCAGCTGTATGCTCATGGTAAAGCAATCGCGCCGCGCGACTATCAGCTTGAGGCAATTCATTATGCGCTGGTGCATTATCGGTCACTGCTGCTCAGCCCCACAGCATCAGGTAAGTCGCTGATCATTTATGTGCTGATTCGTTATTTTCTAGAGGAGAATCAGAACAAGAAAGTACTGCTCGTGGTGCCGACAACATCGCTGGTCGAGCAGATGTTCACTGACTTCAAGGATTACTCCACGCTCGACGAATCATGGAACAACGAGGCTGAATGTCATCGCATCTATTCTGGCAAAGAAAAGATGGACATTCGTTCTCGTGTAGTCATCACGACATGGCAGTCGATCTACAAGATGCGGCCTGAATGGTTTGAGCCATACGGAATGGTGATCGGCGATGAGGCGCATACCTTCAAGGCTAAGTCACTCAGCTCGATCATGGAAAAACTGCGTGATGCTAAGTACCGCATCGGCACGACTGGTACTCTCGATGGCACACAGACTCATAAGCTAGTACTTGAGGGGCTATTTGGTCCGGTACATCGCGTGACAACGACAAAAGAGCTGATGGATTCCAATGCCTTGGCACAATTGTCCATCGATGTGCTGCTGCTGAAGTATTCAGATATCGAGTGCCAAACCGCTAAAAAATACGATTATCAGCAAGAAATCGATTTTATTGTAGCTCACGAATCGCGTAATCGTTTTATACGCAATCTTGCTATCGCACAGACAGGCAACACGCTGATTCTCTATAACTACGTGGAGAAACACGGTAAGCCACTGTATGCGATGATCGATGAGAAGCTAAACGAATTTCCGCGTAGAACTCGGCAGCTATTCTTTGTTTCTGGTGCAGTAGAAACAGATGAGCGCGAGCGCATTCGTGCAATTACCGAAAACGAGAAAGATGCTATCATCGTAGCATCGATGGGCACGTTTTCCACTGGTATAAATATCCGTAACCTGCATAACATCATTTTTGCTTCACCTTCGAAATCGCAGATCAGAATACTTCAATCAATCGGAAGAGGACTACGAAAATCAGACGACGGACGAGCAACTAAAGTATTCGACATCGCAGACGATTTACACTGGAAGAAAAGCAGAAACTATACTCTAGATCACGCGGCCGAAAGAATTAAGCTATACAGCGCAGAAAAATTTGACTACAAAATTCACGAGGTACCACTAACATAATGACATTCGAAGAAGGTAAATCCAAGTTCGGTGATGATATGACTGTGATACTTAAGCTTGTTTCTCGCGAGACAATTATTTGTCAGGTCATTTCAGATACAGATAAGAATCTTATCATAAAAGACCCGTACATCATTAATACCATTAGCGAAAAATCGGGTGATGGCATTAAAGCTTCTACGTATTATGCAGATTGGTTTCTAGGATCGATGTCTCGTATCCATATGATTCGCAAAGATCATATTATGTCTGCGACAATTCCAAACCCATCAGTGGGTAATGACTACAATGATTTGGTGGATATGCGTAATTCTAACAAAGAAACGACAACTCCAATCAATAAGAAAGATTTTGATTGGAACGATCTCAATTTTAATTTGGGCGACGATGCATCTCGTAATTGATGTATGTTACCTCCCTCGGCGTTAAGCCAGATACAAAATAACAGTTTTTTGGCCTCTTGTAAACAGGATTCAGAAATAAGCTAATACCACGTTTTCTGTTTACATCCTCGCTGCGGGCGATATGATTGAGATGAGGATTATACTAACATTATGACTACAAGACAGTAATGACTACTGCTAAACCAACAAAGCCAAAGATCACTCATGCCGCAAAGCGCGAGAGCGAGCATTATGTCAACAACCGAGAATTTTCTCAGGCAGTTGTTGACTACGTTAAGCTTGCAAAGGAAGCACTAAAGAATGGCACAGAAGTGCCACGGATTACCGAGTATATCGGCCGTTGCTTTCTGCGAATCGCCGAAGGTCTTTCTCATAAACCCAATTTCATTCGCTACACCTATCGCGAAGAAATGGTTATGGATGCTGTGGAAAACTGCATTAAGGCTATCACTAACTACAATATCGACGCTGCTACTCGAACCGGTAATCCGAATGCATTTGCATACTTCACGCAAATTTGTTACTATGCTTTCATTCGCCGGATTATGAAAGAAAAGAAGCAACAAGACATCAAGTTCCGCTACATCGAGCATGCTGGCATCGAGGACTTTATGTCTAATCCAGAAGATGAATTCGGCGGCGCAGTAATGCAGGACGCGGGATTCGTCAACGTGCTTAAGAAGAGAATTGATCGTAAGAACGAGGTCGATAAGAAGATCAAGGAATTCAAAAAGAAGCATAAGGAAAATCTCGAGTTGTTCTTTGGATGAAGATTGCTATCTTAAATGATACCCACGCTGGTGCGCGTAATGCATCGGACGTATTCCTAGATTATTTCGCGAAGTTTTACAGCGATGTCTTTTTTCCTTACTGCAAAAAGAACGGAATCAAGCAGATTATTCATCTGGGTGACTACTACGACCATCGCAAGTACATTAACTTCAAGGCGCTGAATCATAATCGCAAGACATTTCTTGAGCCGATGCGTGAACTCGGAATGGCAATGGATATTATCCCGGGTAACCATGATGTGGTTTACAAGAACACAAATGAGCTTTGCTCGCTAAAGGAATTGCTGGGATACTTTGTCGAGAACGTCAACATCGTAATGCAGCCAAAGGTGATGACTTATGATGGTTGCAACATCGCGCTGCTACCCTGGATCAATCCTGAGAATCAGGCTGAGTCGATGCGCTTCATTGAGACCTGCAATGCGTCAATCCTCGGAGGTCATCTTGAGCTTGATGGATTTGACATGATGAAAGGCATGCCATCGCACGGTGGAATGGATGCTAAAGTTTTCAGCCGATTCGAGCAAGTTTGGTCTGGTCACTATCATACCAAATCTACCAAGGGTAATGTCCATTATCTTGGCACGCAGTTTGAGATGACATGGGCTGATGCGAATGATTGGAAGTACTTCCATGTCTTCGATACTGCAACCCGCGAGCTTACTGCGATTCGTAATCCACACGAGATTTACTGCAAGTATGTCTATGACGATGCGAAACAAGATCCAGATAGTATCGATCCTTCTTATGCCAAGGGCAAGTTCGTTAAAGTTGTAGTTGTCAGTAAGACTGACTTCTTTAAGTTTGACCGCTTCATTGATAGACTACAAAAGCAAGATCCGTTTGAGATCAAGATTGCAGAAAACTACGATGAGTTCAGCGGCGCAAATGTTACTGCCGAATCTGTAGATGCTATTACCGATACTGCCACATTGATGGATTCTTATGTGGATGCTGTTGACACTGAGCTCAATAAGGATATGATTAAGTCAAAGCTTCGAGAACTGTATACCGAGGCGCAGAATCTCGAAGTTGTATAAGACATGGCAATTCATTTCAAGCGAATCAGGTGGAAGAATTTTCTATCCACTGGCGACAATTTTACAGAAATCAATCTGGAATCCGGCGAATCTACACTGATCGTCGGACCCAATGGCGCGGGTAAGTCAACATTGCTCGATGCGCTGTCTTTTTCGTTATTTGGAAAGCCACATCGTGAGATCAATAAGCCACAGCTGATTAACTCGATTAATGCTAAGGCGTGCGAAGTTGAAGTAGAGTTTCGTGTAGGTAAGGTTGAGTTTCGCGTTCGTCGTGGCATTAAGCCATCGATCTTTGAGATTTGGCAAAATGGCACGCTCGTCAATCAGGAATCGCATTCGCTAGATTATCAGAAAGTTCTTGAGCAGAATATCCTAAAGCTCAATCACAAGTCATTTCATCAGATTGTGGTGCTAGGATCTTCGTCGTTCATTCCATTCATGCAGCTGCCTTCGCAGCATCGTCGCGAAGTAATCGAAGATCTTTTGGACATCAATATCTTCACCAAGATGAATGGGTTGCTGAAGGAGCGTACCGCTAAGCTGCGCGATCAGCTAGGCGCAATTGTCCATGAGCATGACATTAATGAGCGCACAATTGAGCTGCAGCACAAGTTCATCGGAGAAATTAAGAATCGCAACAGCGAACAGGCACAGCGTGCTCTTGACAAGATCAAAGAATATCAGGACGAGATCGATGGACTGATGGAACAGAATACGGATCTGCAAAAGCAAATCGATTCTATTCCGCAGCAGTCCACAAAGAAGTTAACTGAGAAACGTGAACAGCTGATGGCTTATCAGACACAGATCAAGTCTAACATTCAGCGGATCGTGAAGGAAGCTAAGTTCTACGAAGAAAATGGCAACTGTCCTACCTGTTCGCAGGTGATTGCAATTGACTTCAAGAATGAGAAAATCCATAAGTGCAAAGAATCATCGCGTGAACTCCTCGAGGGTCAAAACAAGTTAGCAGATGAGCTTAAACGCGTAGATGAATCGCTTGCAGAGATTCAAAAATCAGCCGACTTAATCGTCAATCTACAGCATTCTATTCGCGCTAACAATTCATCCATCAATCGTTTGCAGCGTTTGATTCGAGATCTTGAAAAAGAAACTGCGAACAAGCAGGATTCCTCGCTGGATGAGGCAGAAAAGAAACTAGACGATCTAATACAGTTACGCGACAAACTTGCTGCTGATAAGTCAAGCGCATATGAGCAAGGTGCTTACAACCAAGCGATGTCCGAGATGCTCAAGGATACTGGCATTAAGACTAAGATCATTCGTCAGTATCTGCCAGTGATGAACAAGCTCATCAATGGCTATCTGCAAACACTTGACTTCTTTGTTGCTTTCAATCTTGACGAGGCATTCGAGGAAACTATCAAGTCGCGCCACCGTGATGACTTCACTTACGCATCATTCTCCGAGGGCGAAAAACAGCGCATTGATCTTGCACTGCTGTTTACCTGGCGCCAGATTGCGCGGATGAAGAACTCTGTAAGCACTAATCTGCTCATTCTAGACGAAACATTTGACTCCTCGATGGACCATGATGGTGTAGAAAATCTACTGAAGATCCTCGGTACGCTTGACGAAGGAACTTCTGTTTTCATCATCTCGCACAAAACTGACGCTCTCGACGGAAAATTCCCACGCAAGATTGAGTTCGAGAAAGTCAAAAACTTCTCGCAGATTAAACAGAAAATCTTGTAACCCGTTGATAGACAGCGGGTTGCGTCATACCTCCACAAAAAGTTTTACTTTGCGGGAGTACTGTGTAGTATATCTGCATAATGAATTCCGCTGCTCAAAGCACACTGGCTCGCCTCCTTGCTAAGGAGAACATCACGATCCAGCACGGTAACTATACCACCGCTTTCTTTGACGTTCAGAACCGCGTACTTGGCCTTCCGATGTGGAAAGACAAGACCAAGGATGTCTATGATCTGCTCGTCGGCCACGAAGTTGGCCATGCGCTGTTCACGCCGCGCGACTTTCATCTCGATAGTCGTGGCGCTCGGCAGGACTACATTAATCTTGTCGAGGATGTCCGTATCGAGCGCAAAGTTCAGACGCAGTATCCTGGTCTTGTCGGTTGCTTTACTCGCGGTTATTCCACGCTCAAGACCGAGGACTTCTTCGGTATTAACCACAAGAACGTCAATAATCTTGGCCTTGCTGACCGTCTAAATCTTAAGTTTAAGCTTCGCAATCTGATCGACATTGCTTTCAGCCCTGCTGAGCTCGCGATCTTTGAGCAGATCGAGCGTGCTGAGACCTGGGACGAAGTTGTTGCTGCTGCTCTTGACCTTGAGAAGTTTATCAAAGAAACGCGCAAGCAGAACTCTGATAACGGCCGCGAGCAAAGCCAGGAATCTCAGCAGCCTTCTGGCGGCGAGCAGAATGACTCCGCTGATGAGCCGCAGATCGATCCTACTGCCGGCGATAGCGCTGAGCAAGATGATTCTACTAGCAATCAGCAGACCAACGCTCAGGATGATTCCGACAGCGATACCAAGTCTACGGATTCATCCAATGATCTGAAGACTGATTCGACTGATGCTTCTGGCAAAGCCGAAAGTAAGCAGTCTGATTCTAAGTCTGATGCCGACAACTTTGGTAAGCGCGCTGATGAATCCACCAAAAA